TCAGTTACGAGCCATTGGTCATCCGTTGGGAAAGAATAGAGCGGAGTATGCCAAGCGTTATTGTGGAGCATTTAACATGGTGCAGGTTTTGAATTTACAGACCGGAAAAAAGTTTATGATCCAGGAGGGAATGTATTATCAGTATTATAGTGATCGAACAAGGTTCAGACCGTTACTTAGATTTGCCAACGAACAAGGAGCGACAAACATTCCTGAGCTTAGAGAAAAATTAAAGGGATGGATTTTACGACGTAAGAAAGATGAGGTCACCGGATTGCCGGAAAAGATAAAAGATATTATCGAAGTTGAAATGAATAAAGATGAACGCAAAGAGTATAACGAAGCTTTTGATGCCTACATAGAAAAATTAAAAGAGATGGGATTATCAGAGGATGATATTGAGAAAGTAGAGGACGCTAAAAAATTAGTCGAGGGACAAAAGTTAAATCAAGTTTGTTCTTACGCTAAAGCAAAACGTGTGGCTGATGATGCCGAAAACTTTGTCGAGCAAGATCAGAAAGTTATTATTTTTACGCAGTATATTAAGACCGTTGAACTGCTTGAACAATACTTAAAAGAAAAAAAGATTAAGTCAGTTACGCTTCAAGGTTCAACGAAACCATTAGAGAGACAGAAAGCGATTGATACTTTTCAAAATGATGAGAGTGTCAAAGTATTTATTGGAAATATACAGGCGGCCGGAGTGGGAATTACGCTTCACGCCGCGACGATAGTTTTGTTTGCTGATATGTTATGGACGCCAGAAGTTCATAAACAAGCAGAGGATCGGGCGCACCGTTACGGTCAGAAAGAAACGGTCAATGTGTATTACTATTCGTGTAAGAATACTTTAGATCAAAGACGATTGGAAGTACTGGGGACAAAGGCAGAAACGATAAAAAGTATAATAGATTAGCTAAAAGTTATCAACAGTTAAGGGGTTGCGTATATTTTATAATGCGATATAATAATCATATATGGATAAAGAAAAAAATAGATTAGCGCAAAGTAAGTTTCAGAAAAAAAGAAGATTGGAGGCACTGGAACACTATGGCGGACGATGTTCTCAATGCGGAATAAGAGAGCCGAGATGTCTGACACTGGTTTCACGAAAGGATGATAAAATAAAAAAGGAAGGTACGCAGATTTACAACGTCTTAAAAAGTAAAGGTTACCCTAAAGGATATTTTATTCTCTGCAATAATTGCCGAGCGATAAAGAAAACCGGAAAGGCAAATTGAGGGGTTCGATTCCCCTCGCCGGTTCCAAGGTCGAACATTAAATCACAGCGCCAATAATAGAACCCATTAGCGGCGTATAAAAATCCAAAAATATGGTAGTTGAAAAAACTCCAAAAGATCGCATGATTAAAAATTCCCCACGTACTAAGGGGAATAAGAAAGAAGAAATAAAAAAAGAAGAAGGAGCTCAAATAGAAACCTCACTTGTTTTGACTCCTGAGGAAAAAAAAGAAGCGGCGCAAGTTGGTGAGGTAATTAGAACCGGAAAGTCAGGCATTGATGTCTTCAAAAATCTTTCGGCCAGTCAGTTAGCATTACTTAAAAGAACTATCGCTAAAGGTTCGACGGATGACGAACTGATGCTTTTTTTGCAAGTATGTGCCGGAGCAAATCTAAATCCTTACTTAAAGCAAGTTCATTTTGTTAAGCGTTGGGATTCAAAAGCCGGTGAAGAAGTTGGAACAATCCAAACTGGGATTGACGGCTTTAGAGCTATCGCTGAATCGAGCGGACAATATGCCGGATCGGATGACGCGATTTTTGATGATAAAGAAAATGAATTAGAAATTGACGTTTGGGAAAATGGCAAGAAAACAGGAAAGAAAAAAGTAAGTGTACCGAGCAAGGCGACGGTCACGGTTTATAAACTCATGGGAGCGAACCGTTATCCATTCGTTGCGACGGCTCGATGGTCCGAGTATTACCCGGGTGATAAACAGGGCTATATGTGGCGTAAAATGCCGTATGGTCAATTAGCTAAGTGTGCCGAGGCTTTGGCGCTTAGAAAGGCCTTCCCTAAGCTCCTGAGCGGTTTCTACGTGCAAGAGGAAATGGACCAGTCTAAAGGACAGGCACCGCAAGTTTCTGATTTTGAAAAAGCTATTATGATGATATCGAGAGCTAACGATATTATGGGGCTTGAAGAATTGAAAACAAAGATTGGAGCTTCGGAAAAGTATAATGATGAACAAAAGAAAGAAATAGTTAAAGCCGTTGAATCGAGAATAAAAGGACTTTACGAATTAAACAGAAAAAATGCTGACACCTCGGCCACATCTTAGTTGGAGTCAGCTTGATTTATTCGAGCGCAATCCTGAAAAGTATCGGGCACTGTATGTGCAGAATGATCCGGAGGCGGCCATTCCCGTTAATCGCGGGATGGCCCTCGGGAAATCTGTAGCCAATGCTCTTGAGACTGGTGAGGAGACAGGTGACCTTAAAAAAGATTTTGTGATAGCACAACTTCCGAAGTTCGAGGTGATGGAGTATGAGTTGCGGGTAACGATCGATGTCGGAGGAATAAAGATTCCGCTGCTCATTAAGATGGACAGCGCGATGAAAACGCTCGAGGCCTTTAAGGAATATAAAACTGGAACGACGGCCTGGAATAAAGAGAAGGCCAATAAGCACGGGCAGATGATATTTTACGCGACGGGAATTTATTCTAAAGTCGGGAAAATACCTGCGGCGGAATTGGTATGGGCGCCGTGCGAAAAGGATGACAGTGGTCGGCCGTACTTGACCGGCGAGATCAGGCGCTTTGAGGTAAAAGTTACAATGGCTGATATTCTTAAAATGAAAATTAGAATGAAAAACGCCTGGCTTGGAATTCAGGCCATGGTTGAAGAAGAATTAATTTAAGTGTATGAAAGTATATATAGTAAAAGATAAATTCGGAAGTATTATTATAACAGAAAGTGGATCGCTTGCTATATTCAATTCAAGAATAGTAGCGCAAGGATTCATGGAGGACTTTTCTAAAAATTACGACGAGTAGTTCGTAGCAATTTATGAAGCATATATAAATGTATGAAGGAAATTATAAAGATAACAATTAATGATGGTGGTGAATTGAGATTGGTAGATAAAGACGGAAAAAAATATAAATTAGAGTATTCAGCAGATAATGACGGTGAGGTTTGGGAAGAAGTTTTAGCAACAAAAGTAGAATAATTTTATGAGTGAACAAAAAAATCGTTGCCCGCACTGCGGCAGTATAATAGATAAAAGAGAAATAACAATGTTCAGAGGTTTGGTCGAGGCGCTTTGGAAAGTATATTCATACTGTTTAGAAAAAAATAAGCATGAATTTACTATGAAAGAAGTGCGTGATTGGATGGATTCTAATCAATATGCTCGCTTTGGTGACTGGGTTTTATTCGGTGGGTTGGTCTATAAAAAATCAAAAGCTCATTACGGACTGAATATGATACGTTGTGATAAATTTTTTAAGCAAGAAACCATGATTCCGATTAAACTTTTGAAAGACCCGTTAACCGGAACAGTTGAAGTTCTCGAATACGGTTCAATAAAAGATATTAAAGGACTTAGTGAATTTCTTGATAATGATGGTTTGTACCTAGCGAAGTATAGACCGAGTCAAAATGGAGTATTAAATTTGTAAATATATGGTACCAACTTACGATGAAAAAATAGTTCAAGCCATGGAAACATTTGGCGGATCGTTTGTGAAAGCATTGGCCAACGCCATGAGATTAGCTGATATGAAAAATTATCAGATATTGAGAAAAGCATTTTCTGATTACTTCAAAACTTACGAGGAAATGTCGAGAGACAAAGATTAGTATGAAACCGATTCCATTAAAGTTAAGAGAAAAGATGGCCAAGAATCCGTTTTATTATAGATGTTGTGTAACTCGTCGGATTATACCTTTTACGAAAAAAATAGAATGGCATCACAACTTACAGGGAGGGCATGGCCAGATAAATGAGGAGTGGTGTATATTACCATTAGCAGAGGAAGTTCACAGAGACGTTAGTAATCCTAAAATAAAATATATTCTGAATTGGATTATGTTAAATCGAGCGACTGACAATGAATTAAAAGTACACTCAAAGTTAGTTAATTTAATTGAAATGAGAGAAATGGTTAATAAAAGAATTGGGGTACCATGGCATGACGGAATAGATGTTATTGATATAATGTATAAAATTTTTCCTATATGACAAAAGAACAACTGAGAAAAAAGCGTTTGAAAAAAACGATGAAACGCCGAGTTAAAACAAAAAAGACTCGGTATAAAGAACAAATGGCAAAGGACGACCGTCACCGAAAAATAAGACGGCTTAAAGAAAAGTATTCGAGAATGAAATTATATGGCATTAAGGGAGCGAAAAATATATCCAAAGTTTCGAGCGACAAAGCAGGGACCGGGAATCAGGTTCGAAAACCCGGACTCATTACGAGGATATCTCGCGCAATTTCCAGAGGACGTCGATTTGGACGTGGTAGTTAAAAAGCACGTTAAGGATCGTTCGAGACAGGAAGAAAAATACTATTACGGAGTTGTTGTAAAAATGATTTCAGAACGTATGGATTTAGATCCTGAAAAAACGCACGTCTTTCTAAAGTCAATGTTTTTACGAGTGGAAGAAAGTTCGGGTACCTATCGATATAAAAGAGTGTTATCGACAACTGAATTGTCGCAAGAGGCTTATCAAGAGTATTGGAAAAGAGTTCAGCGATGGGCTTCACTGCCGACCTTACAGGGAGGATTAAGTTTTGATAGTGGTTTGGATTTATATATCCCAGACCCTAATGAAGTAGATTACGATAATTACTAATTAGCGGTATAATAAAAATATAAAAATCCACCTATGAACAAACTTATGATTGCCGGACTTTTTTCTCGGCCGGTCGCTTATCAGACAGTCGTCGCAAAAGCTTTTGGGAGTGTTAAGTTGGCGCTGCTTTGGAGTCAGCTTTATTACTGGTCTGATAAAGGATCGGATCCTGATGGTTGGATATATAAGACTCAGGCCGAGATTTATGATGAGACGGCGCTTTCAAGGAAAGAGCAGGAGACGGCGCGTAAGTTTGGAATTGAACTTGGCGTGATGGAGGAAAAGGTTGCGGGAAAACCGCCGACGGTGCATTTCAAAATAAATATTCAAGCAGCGTTCGATATTGTAGAAAGTTTTTTGGAGAAGTCTCATATGGGACAGTTGTCTTTGATTAAAGAAAAGAAAACGAAACCTGCTTCTTCAATTCAATACTTGAAAGAAATTCCTGATGAGGATATGAAAGAGATTTCTAAAAAATACGGTGTGTCAGAGAAATTTATATTAGCTCGCGCGGAAGATGTGATTGATTATTGCGAGGCTAAAGGAAAAAATTATCGAGATTACAAGGCGGCTTTAAGAAATTTTATTAAGACACATCTTGAACGTCATCCCGAAGCAAAGCAACAATCGAGTGAAAGAAAAAAGCTTGAGGAAGAAAAAAAATATATAGAAAAATCAGAACCGAGAACACCGGAAGAACAGGCTAGAATCAACAAACGATTAAATGAAATCAGATCCACGCTTTCTAAAAAGTTTGGAATAAAATAAGAGTATGAACGCTAAAGAATTAAAGTATCAAAGAAAATTATTTAGAAAAGAAGCCAGAAAAGAGGCCAGAGAAATGGGACGTCTTTTAATGAATAAAATAAAACCACGACCTAAGTGGATACCTGAGAAAGTCTGGATGCTTGGGATGAGAATTTTTATCAATATATGAAAAAGTATTACGCAGAATACGCGTTGTCAGTTGACGGACGCCAATATAACAGCGGCGATATTGTTTATTATCATAAAGACTTACCGGGTTTAAGACGCGCACCGGATGAGGTGATCGAAGTAGTTAGGAAGAAATATCCTATTAGTAGTTTTATAAATAATTTTGAACCGACCATAAGCGTTATCGTTACTTTTCACAACCAGGAAAAGTTTATCAGAAAATGCTTATCGGCATTCTTGCGTCAGTCGATTAGGGTGCCATATGAAATAATAGCCGTGATCGATTCATCATCGCAACGAGAGGCTGATATTATACGTTCGGAGTATAAAAGCAATGTTCAGTTAGTTGAATTAAAAGATGTTTGTAATGCGGCCAAGGCCAGGAATAAAGGAATGGAAGAAGCTCAGGGTGATTTTTTAGTTTTCTTTGATGGTGATGATTACCCGTATGGTGAATTTTTACAAAAGATGTTTGAGGTAATAGTTGAAAATGATGAAAATTTTTCTTTTTCATACTCGAGATTTGATAGCACATTATTCCCGGCTAATGGAAGTAGATTGCCACGTTGTGGAGTGTTTGAATATAGTCACAGTTGGGCAAAAATAAGTCCGCCGCACAATACGCCGATAATGATAATTAAAGATATTGCGCCAAAGTGGGATGAGAGATTTGAAATAATGCAAGACTTTTCTTATGGTCTTACTTTAGAAAAAAATAAAATAAATGGAATCCATGTCAGAGAGAGATTGTGGGAATATATAAACCATGATCAAAGCGTTTGGCATGAAGATATAAAAGATAAAAAGGAAAAGGCATTAAAGATTTTGAATGATGAGTACGAATGGAAAAATGAAAAAGCAGAACTGACTTTTGTTTCTTTGATATCACGAGACAATGTTTTAGATGAATACTTTTCTCAGATACCTACTTTAGGACTGCCAGAAAACACTCATTGGTTTATCATTATTGATTCTAACGATGAGAAATTAATTGAAAGGGTTAAAGAACTTTCATGTGAAACTAATGAGAAAATAAATATATTATCGACTAGGATGTATGTCACGGCGGAAAATAGTTTAGAACAGTCGAGAGATTTTGAGGCACGAGGAATGAGGATTGCTAACTTTATAAAGATTATTATTAACCAAGCGGCAGAAAGAATAGGAGGATCAGACTATATCTTCATGATTGAGGACGACACCATAGCGCCTAAGAACGCCTACAAGAGGCTCATAGAGGGATTTAATGATGATGATAGATTGGCTTACTTCTCGGGGATTGAGGCAGGGAGGGGCTATACCAAGCATACGGGGGTTTGTTATTTGAGAGAGGACACGATCGGTAATATCATTGCTCGGGACATACCGCTTATGAAAAAATTAGGCATTGAGCAAATTGACGGTGGTGGTTGGTATTGTTGGATTGGTAAAACAGATATTCTTAAAAGTTTTATTGATCAATACCCGATGCGTTGCTTTGATGGAAAAATGCTCGGACCTGATGTTATGATGGTTCATGACTTAAGAAAAGCCGGTTATGATTGTATGGTTGATTTTTCAGTACAATGCAAGCATTATGACCCGAGAGACAAGCGATGGATTGAAGCCATGGAAGGTAGGGGGTACGATGTAACTTTCAAAAAAAATAACGGAAAGTTTGAATTAGTATTAAATGAAAAGCATGGAAATCAATAATGATAATTTGGGCGGTTGGGCTATTAGTAGTCAGCTCTTAAATGAAGCAATACGTTTGGCCAAGTATGGCAAGATTCTTGAAATAGGTTCGGGAACAGGAACAAAAGAATTAAGAAAAATAGCTGATGTTATTTCGATTGAACATGATCATAAGTGGTTACCTGAACCGGTATTGGCTCCGACAAATCATGAAAGTTATTTAGTGCCGATAGAAAGCACGACAGGTTGGTACTCAGTGCCGCAGATTGAGACAGTTTTGAAAGGTTTAAGTTACGATCTTATTATAGTCGATGGTCCGAAACGAAATGGACGTCATGGATTTTTACATAATTTTGAGTTGTTTGATTCGACTGCGGCGATAATTATAGACGATGTTAACAGACCTAATATAAAACTTATGGCCGACCTTATTCAAAAGATTTTGGACAGACCATATAGGGTAATAAATACTGATGAGAAAAGAGCGTTTGCTGTTTTTGAACGGACTCGAATGATGTTATAATATATATATGAAAAATATTGAATGGAAAAATGAGCGACGAAAAGTAATTGATTTATTGCCCGCGGATTATAACCCACGTCTTTTAACCGAGAAAGAAAAAGAGGACTTAACGGAAAGTATTAAAAGATTTTCGACGGTTGAACCAGTAGTTATAAATATCGGAAAAAGAAACAACATTTTAATTGGCGGCCATGCCAGGATAGTTATTTATGCCGACTTAGGAATTGAAGAAATTGATGTTAGAGTACCCAATAGAGAATTGACTATAGAGGAAGAAACAGAACTTAATTTAAGACTTAACAAGAACACGGGATCGTGGGATCCTATAAAATTAAAAGATTTAAGTTTAGACCTTTTGTCTGATGTAGGATTCGATTCTCAAGAACTTTCGGCCATGTTTGACGACTCTAAAATTATAAATGATAAATTTGACGTAGAAAAGGAAATAAAGGCCGCTCGAACGACGACGGTTAAGAGTGGGGAAATATACCAACTAGGCAGTCATCGACTCATGTGTGGCGATTCTACGCTTTTGGATGACGTTAAA